ATTAAGGGGGCATTGCCCCCTTATTTTATTTTTTAAGTCTTGTGACCTTGCGCATTAAATCATTTATATGATCTTCCCATATTCTTTTTAACCATGCGTCTTCAGTCCTACCAAGCTGGTCTTCTAGGATCTGAACTTTTTCCAGGAGCATTTGTTCCATAACTATCCTTTCATTAACAAAGCTGCAGCTATGAGCTGCAGCTATTAGGTTTCTAATCATTATTCCAAGGGAATTCGATGTTTAAAAGATTGTCATCATTAAAGATGTGCATGAATACATATAGTTTTGCATCATCATCACTTTTAAACTTATTACATTCATCACACTTTTGAACGTCCGGCTTGCCGGTCTCGTTAGTTGATAAGACAAAATAATTGTTGTTACATAAGTCGCACATAAATTTTCTCCTATAAGTAATGCGGAAATATTATCCCAAGTATAAAGACAGCTAAACAAAATGCAAACCAGATAGATCCGGTTTGCATTAATACTTTTATAATTCTAGTAAGCATCTGCATGCCTTAACTTTTCTTCTTCAAGCTCCATTGCTAGCCATTCGTCTGCAGCTTGTTGAGCTTGATCAGAATTTCTTACAGTAAAATCAGTAAAACAATTTACATTTTTACCATCAACAAAGACGTTGAAAGTACCAAAACCATTCCAAATGATTTCAATATTATCCTCGTATTTAAATACTACATCCATTCGATACCCCCGATTTTAAGACTTGTTAAAGTATTAAGATTAATAGACCTCCAAGCCTTTTTTGGTTCTTTGGTTTTTCTTAACACTGTGACATCAATCACTTCTAATAAGTGACTTCTATCGCCTTTTAATTCTCCACCACTAAAAAATTTTTCATTGGTGGGCAACTTACAAAGCATAGTTCTCTTCGTTTTATCTGCTTTGATAAACTCAACAGAAAACAATTTATTGTTAATTGCTTTTTTTAATATATCTTTTTTAAACATAGTTTCTCCGTTGTTAAAAGATAATTAACATATATTATCCCATATAATACATGTCAAGAAAATTATAGTAAATTTACTATAATATCTTATATAGGTAAACGGCTAAAATTATAGATTGTTTCAATTTATTTTTATTTATTTTAAATACCTGTGGATAACTTTTTTATTAGTCCTGGTTCTAGTTCCGGGCGGGAGTCTCATTTTGCGCTTTTTGCCAAATCATAAAATCACAGGAGGGACAACCCCTAAAAAGAGCGTAGCACAATATAGGTTATTGTATATATAAACTTTTGCACATACAGAGTATATGGTATAAACATCTGATGTCCGAAGTAGAACAGTTCAAGCGTGTTGTTAATTATGATAATATGAGTTCTGAAGAGTTAGATACTCTCAAGAAAAAACTATTATTACGTAAAAAAACATTTCAATTAAAAACATTAGCCCAGAATAATTTTATAAAATTTGTAAAACAAGTATGGCCAGAGTTTGTAGAGGGGCCCCATCACATAAAAATTGCAGAAAAGTTTCAAGATTTAGCGGAGGGGAGGATAAATCGACTAATCGTAAATATGCCACCCAGACATACCAAATCAGAATTTGCATCATTTTTATTTCCAGCATGGATGATGGGCCGTGATCCACGGCTCAAGATCATTCAAACAACCCACACAGCAGAACTTTCCTATCGTTTCGGTCGTAAGGTTCGTAACCTCATGGAAGAGAATGTTTTTCAAGATGTCTTCGATGATATTCAATTATCACAAGATTCTAAAGCTGCGGGCAGATGGGAAACAAACAAAGGTGGTGAATATTTCGCAGCAGGTGTAGGTGGTGCAATTACAGGACGTGGTGCCGATTTATTGATTATTGATGATCCACATTCCGAGCAAGATGCACTGTCCGAGACGGCAATGGAGAATGCCTATGAGTGGTATACCTCTGGTCCAAGACAAAGACTTCAACCGGGTGGAAAGATTGTTATTGTTATGACACGTTGGTCAACAAAAGATCTAACAGGACAACTAATGAAATCACAAAGTGATGTCAAAGCTGATCAATGGGACGTGATTGAGTTTCCTGCAATCTTGGAAGATAAACCCGTATGGCCACAATACTGGAAACTACATGAATTAGAATCGGTCAAAGCCTCACTGTCCGTGGCCAAGTGGAATGCACAATGGCAACAGAATCCTACCTCAGAAGAAGGTTCCATTATCAAAAGAGAGTGGTGGAACATTTGGGATAGGCCCTCCCTCCCTAGTTTGCAACATGTGATTCAAAGCTACGATACAGCGTTCAGTAAAAAAGAAACGGCAGACTTTTCAGCGATTACAACGTGGGGAGTGTTTTTACATAACGAGACTACGCCTAATATAATATTGCTTGATGTTAAAAAAGGACGTTGGGATTTTCCAGAGCTCAAAAGAATCTCGATGCAAGAATATAATTATTGGGAGCCAGAGACCGTGATTATAGAACAAAAGGCTAGTGGTACACCGCTCACACAAGAACTGCGAAGAGTGGGAATACCTGTCGTAAACTTTACACCGAGCAAAGGTAATGATAAACACGTCAGAGTTAATTCAGTTTCTCCTCTCTTTGAGGCGGGGCAAGTCTGGGCACCAGATGAGAAGTGGGCACAAGAATTGATTGAAGAATGTGCAGCTTTCCCTTATGGTGATCATGATGATTTGGTGGATAGCACAACACAAGCTTTGATGCGTTATCGTCAAGTCGGATTAGCTGTGCATCCGGAGGATTATGAGGATCCACCGATGTTAGAACAGTTACCTATGGAAAGAAGTTATTACTGATGAGTATTGTCAAGGGATTCACGGTCGAAGGCGCCAAGAAAAAGAAAACAAAAGAGGACAAAAAAGAAGCTTCTTTTGCAAATCCCAAAGCAAAGTATTATAAATTCGTGCAAGCCAAAGGTTTCAGTGCTATAGAAAAGAAAAAACAAAAGAAAACTTTGATAACATAATGGCAGTAGATAGACCAATTAACCCAGAGAATACAGTTCCTTTAACTGATGAATCACCAACAGATGTTCAATTAGTTGAGGATATTGGTGCAGAAATCACACCGACAGAAGATGGTGGAGCTATTGTTGGGGCAATGGAAGAAGAACAGATTGCTGTTGACTTTTCATCAAACTTGGCAGAAGCTTTAGATGAAAATGAGTTAAACAGTCTATCAAGTGAGTTAAGACAACAATATGAAGATGATAAAGAGTCACGATCGGATTGGATAGACTCATATACCAAAGGTCTAGACCTACTTGGTTTTAAATACAATGAACGCTCACAGCCTTTTCAAGGAGCGAGTGGCGTAACGCATCCACTACTAGCGGAGAGTGTTACACAATTTCAATCACAAGCATATAAAGAATTATTACCAGCAGGGGGTCCTGTAAAATGTAATATTATTGGAGATGTAACTACAGAAATAGAAGCACAAGCACAACGTGTAAAAGATTACATGAACTACATGATTACAGATGAGATGGAAGACTATGATCCTGACATGGATCAAATGTTATTTTATCTACCACTAGCAGGTTCAAGTTTTAAAAAAGTTTATTATGATGCTGACTTAGCAAGACCAGTTGCAAAATTTGTACCCGCAGAAGATTTAGTTGTTCCCTATCTATCAACAGATTTAGATACATGCGAAAGAGTTACACATATTGTTAAACTAACAAGCAATGATTTAAGGAAGGCTCAGTTTGCAGGATTCTACAGAGACATTGAACTAAATGATCCGTACGAAGAAGAATCAAAAACACAAGAAAAATATAATGACATACAAGGTGAAACTAAACCTGCTAACACAGATATCTACAGCTTGTTAGAGATACACTGCGATTTAGATATTCCGGGTTTTGAAGACACGGACCAAGGTGAACCTACAGGAATAAAAATTCCATACATAGTTACAATTGAAGAGGGTTCAGGAAAAGTTTTGTCTATCTATCGTAACTACAGACAAGACGATCCAACAAAAAGAAAAACAGAATATTTTATTCACTATAAATTTTTACCGGGTTTAGGATTTTACGGATTTGGTTTAATACACATGCTCGGTGGTTTATCTAGAACTGCAACCGCAGCTCTTAGACAATTGATTGATGCAGGAACTTTATCAAACTTACCAGCAGGATTTAAAGCTAGAGGATTAAGAATACGTGATGATGATAATCCTATACAGCCAGGAGAGTTTAGAGATGTTGATGCACCATCAGGAGATTTACGAAACGGATTACTACCACTTCCATACAAAGGACCAGATCAAACTTTATTTGCATTATTAGGTTTTGTTGTAGATGCAGGAAGAAGATTTGCTGCAGTAGCTGACGCAAAATTAGGAGAAGGCTCACAAGCAAATCCAGTTGGTACAACTATGGCTTTATTAGAACAAGGTTCAAAAGTCATGAGTGCTATTCACAAAAGATTACACTACGCACAGAAAAAAGAATTTAGAATATTAGCAAGAATTATTGCAGAATTTTTACCTCCCGAATATCCATACATGGTTGCCGGTGGAAACAGGCAGATTAAACAAACTGACTTCGACAACCGTGTGGATATTTTACCAGTTTCAGATCCAACAATCTTTTCTATGTCTCAACGTATTACGTTGGCACAAACACAATTACAACTTGCACAGTCTAATCCACAAATTCATAATTTATACGAAGCATACAGACGTATGTACGAGTCAATGGGTGTACAACAGATAGATCAGATACTTCCTCCGCCACCACAACCACAACCAATGGACCCGGCAATGGAAAATTCACAAGTTTTAATGCAAACACCACTACAAGCTTTTGCTCAACAAGATCATATTGCTCACATTGAGACTCATCGTGCCTTTATGTCGTCGTATTTAGTAAAAAATACACCAAATATTATGGCATTATTGCAGTCACACATCTCTCAACACATAAGTTTTGTTGCTAGACAAGAGGTTGAAGCTAAAAATGCACCAATATTTCAGCAACAAGCTGCACAATTTGGTGGTCAACTACCTCCACAACTACTTCAACAGTTCCAAACGCAGAATGAAAGAGAAATTGCACAAAGAATTCGTGAATTAACAGAAGAAATGGTGGCAGAAGAGCAAGAATACCTAGAAGGAATGACAAAAGACCCACTTGTTACATTAAAACAAGAGGAATTAGGTCTACGTGCAGAAGAATTAGAGCTTCGTGCACAAAAAGATGGAGAGAAACAAGCTCTTGAAGAACAAAAAGCTGCAATAGGTGCACAACAGAACCAAGAAAAGATAGATAACGCAGATAAACATGCAACAATTAGAGAAGGAATATCACTTGCAAAGTTAGGTGAAAGATCTTAACTATGAATTATGGAAACTGCAGAAGCAAGAATACAAGAATACTTTACTAACCTAATGTCAATTGTTGATCAGTCAACAAAATCAGAAACAGATCAGTTATTAATGGCTGGAGCCATGATGGCGGTAGCAAAAACCTTGTATTATGAAAATCTAACAGAAAAAGATGTAAATCACCTAATGGATGTTAATCTAAGAGACTTGATAAATCTTATAAAACCGACTATACATTAGGAATGACTAAAAAATTTCCAGATTTAACAGGTGATGGTAAAGTTACTCAAGCTGATATTTTAAAAGGCAAAGGAGTTTTTAAAATGGGTGGTCTTGCTGAGGCTACTGCTAAATTAAAAGCAAAAGGTCTAAAAAAAGGTGGAGCATTGAGAAAGAAAAAATCTGTTAGAAAAAAGAAATCAGGTAAATTAGCTAAACGCGGTTACGGAAAGGCAAGATAATGAAATTTAAAAATGCAAAAATGACTGAGGTTCCTCAAAAAAATCCTTTTCCTACAACTAAAGTTGCATCAGATGCAGCGATAGTTTTCTCTCCTTTTGTTGTAAAACAAAACAAAGGAGCAGGGCCAAAAGGACAAACGAGTAATGCTCAGATTAAAAAAGTAGCATTCAAAGGCGTAAAGTAGTATACTTCGCAACTTTAACAAAGGAGGTTTCTATGAAACTTTTATCTGACTTATGGGCTCACTTAAAAGAGTGGTCTGATTGGAGTATGAAAGACTGGATTAAAGCTGCTATCGTAGCAATAATCGTAATCATCGTTATAGGAGCAATTTAGATTTAATGGTTTGGCAATTATTAGCAAAGCCCTTACTTGGCGTCGTCGCTGATGGCGTCAAGGGTTTTGTAGATACAAAAAAAGCAAAACAAGAATTAAAACTTACAACAATAAAAGCAACTCAGAAGCTTAAAGAAGACCAGATTGCTGGCAAAGTTGCATGGGAGCAAAGTGCCGTGGATCAAATGAAAGGATCCTGGAAAGATGAAGTAGCATTAATTGTACTACTTCTTCCAGCCGTATTAGTCTTCACGCCTTTACAAGAACATGTGCATCGTGGGTTTATTGCACTACAAGATCTACCTGCATATTATCACAATTTATTATACATTGCGATTTCTGCAAGTTTTGGCATTAAGGCTGGATCTAGTGCTATCGGATTATTTAAAAAGAAATAGGAGAATATTATGGTTGATCACACACATGAAGAACACATCGTAGGTAAAAGCGGTGACTATACAGCAAAGGGTAATATAGGCGATACTTGGGAGAAAAGTGCATACACAGGAGGAGTATCTGTAAAAGGATCTGCAACTCTTGTAGATGACACACCCGATGGCAGCTACGACGTAAAAATAAAAACAAACTGTGATGGCTATAACCATACTTACACTGTTGACAAAGGTGAGAACTTTGATTTTAAAAAAGTTACAACAAATTTTTTTGATGAAACTGATATTAAAATAACTGTGACAGGTAATGATGGTCAAACAGGGACTTTTAAATTAGTCATAGATTATAGCACTTGTTAATGGATTCAGACAGATTATTAGAATCAGTTAAAAAACACGAAGGATACCGAAATAAAGTTTATCTCGATACTCTTGGAAAGCGCACCGTTGGCGTCGGCCACCTGTGTGTAGAAGATTTCTGGGAAGATGACAAAGAATACGAAGAATCTTTTCTCATGGAAATATTACAAAAAGATTTGCAAGAATCTATTCGTGGTGCAAAAGAGCTGATGGAAGAACATGGTTGTGCTGACATTGACGAAAGAGCTGAAGAAATCATCATAGAGATGGTATTTCAACTTGGACGAACAGGTGTCAAAAAATTTCGTAATATGTGGAAAGCATTATCAGAACACAATTACATTGGGGCAAGTTTCGAGATGCTTGATTCAAAGTGGGCTAAACAAACTCCAAACAGAGCCAAAGATATGGCAGATCAAATGAAAGCATGCGTCTAGAAAATTTTTTTACTTATTATAAAAATCAATTAATAGATAGACAAAAGGCGGTTGAAGAGTCTATACTAAGCGGACTCTGTAAAGACTGGGCAGATTATAAGTATTTGACTGGTAAACTTGCAGCACTAAATAACGAAGTACGGGAACTCACGGACCTGCTAAAAAAACAGGAGCTAGAAGATGACTAAACCAAAGATAATAGTACCCCAACATGTATGGGATGGCAAACAAGCAGAAAAAAAGAAAAAAGAATTAGAAAAACTTCCTACTCCAACTGGTTTTAGAATTGTTTTATTTCCATTAAAATTAGAAGGTAAGACAAAAGGTGGTGTTCTTCTCACCGATGAAACAATAGAAGAGTCACAGATAACAACAAATATATGTAAAGTTTTAAAAATAGGACCTAGTGCCTATAAAGATAAAGAAAGGTTTCCTGATGGTCCTTGGTGTAAACAGGATGATTGGGTTTTAATTACTAGATATGCGGGTTCTAGAATTAAAATAGATGGGGGCGAATTAAGAATCATTAATGACGATGAAGTTCTGGCGGTCGTTGATGATCCAAGAGATATATTGCCAGCTAATATTTTATAAACATGGAGAACTCTATGCAGAATGCAAATGAAAAAATGGTTCCACTCGATGTAACAGGTGATCCTGTTGAAGTGGAATTAAAAGATGAAAAAGAAAAAGTAGGGGTTGAAGAACAATCTCAAGAAGAAATTTCTGTTCAAGAAGAGAGCGATGAAGTTGTAGAAAAAGCAGAGGAACCTGAAAAAGTTTCACGTGAAAAACCTGCAGACGTTCCATCAGATCCTTATGAAACAGGTGATCTTGATAATTATAGCAAAGGGGTAAAGAAAAGAATTAATAATCTCGTTGGAAGAATGAGAGAAATGGAAAGACTTTACCAAGAAAGTCAAAAAGAAAATGAACAATTAAAAAATAAATACAGCACTGTAGGTAAAGGTTATGTGTCAGAGTTTGAAGGTAGAGTTACATCTGCTGTTGATGCAGCTAAATCTAAACTTAAAAAAGCCATTGAGGATAATGATACAGCAGGTCAAGTTGAAGCTCAAGAACAGTTAGCTGCAGCTAAAGCTGATACAGTAAGACTTACTAGTTTAAAAGCAACTCAAAAAAGAGATGAAGAGTATGCAAAACAATTACAAGAACAGCAAGCTTTTCAAGCTCAACAAGCTCAAAATTATTCAGCAAGAGATTATAAAGCTGAAGACTGGGCACGTAGAAATCCTTGGTTTGAAGATCCAAATACAAAGCACATGAGAGATGCTGCTCTAGGTTATCATGAGCAATTAGTGCAAGAAGGATTTGACCCAACGAGCGATGAGTATTATAATGAAGTTAACTCTTATGTAAGAGACTCGTTTCCAGACTATTTTGAAGAAAATACAAAGGAGAAGAAAACCGAAACAAAGCAGCCCGTTCAGACTGTTGCGTCGGCCGTACGAAAAACTAAATCTGGACGCAGAGTCGTGAAGCTCACACCTTCACAAGTTGCAATAGCTAAAAGACTCAATGTGCCATTAGAAGAATACGCAAAACACGTGAAGGAAGGAGCGTAATATGACTACAAAAGGAGTAAAGACACTGTCACGCAAACAAGAAACCCGTGAAAAGGATGTTCGTCCTAGGGGCTGGGTTCCCCCATCAAATTTAGAAGCACCGGAACCACCGGAGGGTTTTCACCACAGGTGGGTACGATCTGAATATCGTGGTATGGCTGATGAAAAAAATATCATTGGTAGATTACGAAGTGGATATGAGTTTGTAAAATCAGATGAGTATCCCGATAGAATGGATTTACCATCTATCGCTGACGGAAAGTACAAAGGTGTAATAGGGATAGGCGGTTTAGTATTAATGCGCTGTCCAATTGAAGTGAAAGAAGATAGAGATGAATATTTCAGATCTCTCACTGATACGAAGACAAAAGCAATTGAGAATGATCTCCACAAAGAAGAACATCCAGCGATGCCAATCCATCAGGAAAGGCAGAGCAGAGTAACTTTCGGTGGCAAGAAGTCTTAATAAGTAAGATCAATGTCTCCGGAATAATTTAGGAGACTACTATGGCTAACATAGATCAAGCATTCGGTCTTAGACCGATAGCTAAAGTTGGTTCTGCCCCTGGCGGAACAACAGGTACTACTAAATACTCTATAACAAGTGGCGCAGGCGGAATTTTTACTGGTGATCCAGTTAAACCAGCTGCCGACGGTTCAATCGTCGTAGCAACTGCTGGCGACCCAATAAGAGGAGTATTTATGGGATGTTTCTACACAGATCCATCCACAAGCAAGCCTAGATTTAATAACACGTTCCCTAACGGAACGGCTGCATCCGATGCGATTGCATTTGTAGCTGACGACCCTGATCAATTATATATTGCTCAGCAAGATTCAGCTGTGAGCAGTCTAGTTGCTGCTGATTTAAACCAAAACTGTGATCTAGTTTTTGGCGCTGGTTCTACCACTACGGGTATTTCTGGTGTAGAAATTGATTCAAGTTCTAAAAATACTACTGCTGCACTTCAGGTGAAGTTGATTGATTTTTATGACGTTCCGAGTAATGACGCAACTGCGAATAACTCTGTTTTTGTCGTGAAAATTAATAACCATGATATGAGTGGTGGTACTGGAACTGCAGGACTATAGGAGTAGGTTATGGCAATTAATAGAGCCCAACTGGCGAAAGAACTAGAACCTGGCCTTAACGCCCTGTTCGGAATGGAGTATTCTCGTTATGAGAACGAGCATGCAGAAATATTTGACCAAGAAACTAGTGACAGAGCTTTTGAAGAAGAAGTAATGTTAGTTGGATTTGGCGAAGCTGCTGTAAAACAAGAAGGTTCAGCTGTACAGTTTGATACTGCACAAGAATCTTTTACAGCTAGATATTCTCACGAAACTGTTGCTTTAGCATTCAGTTTAACTGAGGAAGCAGTCGAAGACAATCTTTACGACACTTTATCTGCTAGATATACTAGATCATTGGCACGCTCAATGGCGTACACAAAGCAAGTAAAAGCTGCGAACATTTTAAATAATGCATTTGCAACTGCTGGCGGTGATGGTGTTTCATTAGTAAACACAGCTCACCCAACTGCTTTAGGTGGAACTTTTTCAAACAGAAGTTCAACTGACGCTGATTTGAACGAAACCTCATTAGAGCAAGCAATGATTGATATTGCAGCATTTATCGATGAAAGAGGACTAAAAATTGCAATGCAGGGAAGAAAATTAATCATCCCAGTAAACATTCAATTTGTAGCTGATAGAATATTAAATTCTACTCTTAGAGTTGGTACATCTGACAATGATATTAATGCACTCAGAAACATGGGTATGCTACCAGATGGTTACACAATTAACCATTATCTATCTGATACTGATGCATACTTCATCAAAACTGATGGCACTAATGGATTCAAACACTTTGTAAGAGCACCACTTACCACTGGTATGGAAGGTGACTTTGACACTGGAAACATGAGATATAAAGCACGTGAAAGATACAGCTTTGGTTTCTCAGATCCAAGATGTGTATATGGATCTCAAGGTTCATAAAATTTACTAAATCTTTCTTAGGAAAAAGGGCGCTTGTAAGAGCGCCTTTTTTATTTTATAATATTTTTAAGTATCCTAGATTAATATAGTCGTGCACACTGGCTAGGCAGACGTGTATAGAGACTGCATGACGAGGGCTATACAACCAAGGAGGCTATATGGCTAACCCACATTTTCAGAACATGATTCTTTGGGCAGGTAATACTGACGCTACAGAAGCGAAAAAGAATCAACCAATGTTCTTACCATATCCGTCAGATCAAACTTTCTACGGATATTTTAACGACTTTGTTCAATACAACGCAAGTGATTGGACAATTACTACAACAGAAGCTGGCGGTGGCAACGCTAGTGAAGAAATTATTTCTGGCGCAGGTGGTCAGTTAAGGATTTCAAACGATGATGCTGCAAGTGATTCAGACTTTTTACAATTAAAAGGTGAACCATTTAGATTAAGCACAAGTAAGAAAGCTTATTTTTCAGCTAGGTTTAAATGTAATGACGTAGATCAAAATGACTTTATTATGGGATTACAAATTACTGATACAACTCCATTAGATGTATCAGATGGTGTGTATTTTATAAGTGTAGATGGTTCTGCTGATTTACTCTTAAATGTTGAAAAAGATAACGCTGTGGATGCAACCACAGTTGCTACAATGACAGATGATACTTTCATTACAGTGACGTGGTTTGTAGATCCAGATAGAGATGCTATTTATTACTCAATTAATAATGCTACTCCAGTAAAAGTATCAAATGCAAAACTACCTGATGACGAAGATCTAACAATATCTTTTGGTATTCAGAACGGTGAAGCTGCTGGTAATACTTTGACTATCGATTATGTAAATATGATCGTAGAGAGATAGGAGTAAACAATGGCTTACGCACCTGTAACTAGAACCGTAATTGATACGGATCGTAAATTTGTATTTAGTTTTAACCACATTAGTGATGGCAGTAATGGTGGTGTAACCACTATTGATGCATCTGGTTTAACTGCTAACAAACTTGGTCAGGCTTGCACTTATTTAGACATTGTAAAAGTTCACTGTAATATTTCAACAACTGCACAAAACGATTCAGCTTTGGTTGCTTTTGATGCAAGTACAGATGATACAGCTATACTTTTAAATGGTGATACGGATTATGATTTTAGCTCTTTTGGAGGTATTACTAATCCTAAATCAACTGGTGTAACTGGTGATATAAAAATTACCATACCTGTCCAAACTGCAAATGACTCTACATTTATTATGCTTGAATGCATAAAGAGGTATGAATCATTAAGCTAATGGCTAGAAAAAGAGACAAGCAACCACCAAAAACAAAGAAGTATTTCCGCCCCACTAAACAAGGGGCGGGAATGACTAAAGCTGGTGTTGCTAAATATCGTCGTGATAATCCCGGTTCTAAGTTAAAA